AGCAAGAGCAGAGCAATACGCTCACCACAGTAGAAGTGTGACGAAGAACAGGGACTTCTCTGTTGGGGGTGTTGACCCTAATGCTGTGAAGAAGGAGAGACCTGATTCAGCAGATGTTCCCGATGCAATCCTACTACCTAAGAAAAAGCGGTCAAGAACACCAAACAACCCTTGGGGATGATTCAGATGGCGCAGGATTTCATGGATATCTTGCGTAAGAAGAGTGTAACAGAGAGATTCAGAAGCAGAAGAGAGAAAGAAGATGATATAGACCCCTCAGAAGAGGAAGGCACGACTGGAACACAACTTGTTGAAGAGAAGAAAAGAAAGGAAGAACAAGAAGCCGAAGAGGGAAAGAAAGTAGCAGAGGCAGATAAGGAACGCCGTAGTGCTACCGCCAAGACAGTCAGGATGTGGAAGGAGATTCTAGAGACATTCAGCCGAACAGGTGATGTCACTGATTCAGGTATGAGAGGAACAATGAGAGAGTTCGTCAAATCGTACTTGTTTCCTAGAAGCACAAGCAAGCAAAAGATAGACGACTTCTATCAGAGTCTGCTAAAACAAACTGCACCTGATGAAATATTGGCTCTATTCTTCAAGGGGTATGACACAATGGAGCAAGACGAGGAGGGTTTGCTATCACAGTTCAGACAGATGAGTGAAGATACAGCCGAGTATCGTCAAGAAGAAAAGGAATACAATGGCAAGGAATCTCTTGAGATAATAAGAGAATTCTTTGAGGCTGCTGCTGATATGCCAAGGAATCTACTTACTGGAAAGAAGATGACGAGAGGCAAACTCAACAAATTAGTAGAAATGTTGAGAGACAGTGAAAGAATAGATGTGGATGAATTAGGTGAAGACACTAACATGTTGCTAAGGCAATTTAGGGAACTTCTTCTCACCTTAGACAGAATAAAAGATGAGCAGGAAAACATTTTGAATAAATCTCTTGATGAAGAAGATAAAAACTGGCAACTCGCAGTGAGAGAAGCAGTTGCTGACGATGAGTTTCCAATATTTGGTACTACTGAAGAAATCGAAGATACGTTAGAGGGCAAGGAAATCTATGATGAGCAATTAGATGCCTTTGATAGTTATCGTAAGATAACAGGACAGATACCTGCCTTAATCGATAAAATTGAAGAAATATTAGAGCATGTTGTAAATCTAAGAAACAATGCAGTAGAAGATAACAAAGTAAATGAGTTGGAGAAAACAAAAAAGCAGATGAAGCAACTTGTTAAAGTCACAGTAGGTAACTATGAGTTTGACCTTGGAAAAGGCAAAAAGAGGGCAATTAAAATTAACTGAGCATACACAGGAGGCAACCACATGACATGGCAGGAGATACTGAAAGCCTCCGAGTTTCTAGAGAAACTAGAGCCAAAACAGAAGAAGAAGATAAAGAAACTTCTTCAGTCAACTCAACCAACTGAGTACATGGGACAGGAGATGACGAAGTTAGAGGAAGTCATCAAGGAGATGGAAAATCTCGATTTAGTCAAGACGGATAAACTGCTCACAAAGAAGATGAAGTCCTTCCGTGAGAAGAACCTAGACATACTCGCAAGTGCTGCCGAACTTCGCAAAGACTATCAAACGCTTTATGACCAAATCAGAAGTGTAGCATATCCAAAAGGGAAGAAGGAGGAAAAGAAATGAAACTCAGAATCGTTGAAGATATAGAGTGGCATAAGGGTATGAGCCTTCCAATGTTAGGTGATTTAGAATGAGTTGGTTTGAAACACTAAAGGGAGATTGTGGCACAGAGAAGTCAGATGAGATGGCAAGAGTTACAACGACAGCCTCCACCGGACAGGACAAAGAAGCGGCCAAGAGGACTGAGGATACAGAAGCAGAACTATTGGCTATGATACGAGAGCGAAACAAGAAAGCGAGGGAAAGTAAATGAGTTGGGAAGACATACTAAAAGCACCACCGATAAGGAATCCTAGAGAATCAGAATTTAGTGATAATTCTAATGATAATCTAACAATGCCTGAGTATATTGATTTGTTTAGAGAGAAAGTAGACCCAATAATAAGAGAAGCAGGTGAGAAGAAACACAGATTTGCAAATGTTAAACTCGCTGATTTGAAAATGTCAGCAAAGAAGGCAAAAGAAGTGGCAAAAGAGTTGTACGCTAACAAGGGATATAACAGAATACTTGCCATAGGCGATGGTGAGTTGTCATTCAAACTAGAAGGAGAAGGAAAAGTATGAGTAAAAAAGAAGAAAAAGATGAAATGTTACTATTAATGAAAGAACTTGTGAACAAGGTGAATGCCTTGGAACAAGCGGTATACAACAAAGACAACATACTGATGAAGTCAGGTTTCGTTGTTCGTGAGACTCCAACACCAGCAATGGGCAATACACAAGTCCCTGATGGTGGTCAAATGTCTTGGGATGAGATTCGCAAGATGACGGAGAAAATGGGGTGAGATGAATGCCTGAGAGAGTTACGAAAGAAGAGAAAATAGTTGAACTAGCAATACTGAAAGCCAAAGAAATTCTACAAGAGGCAGAGCATCTTGGCACATTAGAACTTGATGAGGATGTCATGGGAGAAGAGATGAAAGTCAAGAAACCCAAGAAGAACCCTTCTGAGGAGAAGATGCCTCAGTTGAGCAACATCGATGGCAAGGAGGATAAGACCAATGATGGAACTATGAAGAAATCCATCTTGGCTGCTGTTGATGACTTGCTGAAAGTGATGGCAGAGCAACAAACAAGAGATGTAACAAGTGGTGCGATGAACGTATCAATGAACAGAATAACCGAACTTGCAGCCAAATTAAGAGAGGCTAGTGGAGACAAGGCAACTAGAATTGGTAACGATTTGAAAAGAGAAGTCGATAAACTCAGTATGTTAACAACAAGTGGTCTTCCTTCTAAAGATATTGAGAGAAGTCCTGAAGCACGAAGGTTTTGATGGTGGATGACAACATCAGGCGTATCCTTTGAGAAGGAAACTAAGGCTCTATCAAAAAGAGTTCTAGATTTCTTTGAGAGGGTGCGTTATGCATACCTATCTGCAAAGGAGAATCCGAAGGAATACGGTAAGAAGTGGAAGTCAACTGTGAAGTCTATTCGTGAGGAATATGATGGCTTAGGAGAGTTCGCCTCAGAACTGAAAGACAGTATAACAGAGAAGGAACTCTTCGATGACAAGGTATTCGATGCTGAGAGCCTTCTTGCTAGAAGAGTCTATGAAGATGTAAAGAGAATGAGATTCGAGTCGAAGGGAGCATCTGACCCATTCTCTGAGCAACTAGGAGACAAGGTTCTAGAGGTTCTTCTAGAAGACAAGGCAACATTCGCAGCATTCATCCATTATGCATTGCGAAGCCATTCAAACCCAATACCAAAGAAGGCATGGCAAGAGAATGACCTAAAGCCCGATGAGATAACTCAAGGATACATGGGTCTAGACTTAGAAGACAAAGACATTCCCCTATACATAATAGAGCATTATGGTGACGACAAGGACTCTAAAAGAGTAAAGGGTAAGTTCAAGGAAGCAAGAGAGTTACTAGAGAAGGTATATGATGAGAGTTACTCAGAGGAAAAGTGGGACTCTCTAGTAGAGGTTGACATTGCAAAGTCAGAAGAGGAGAAGGAGGACATTGATTTCATAATACCGAACAAACCAATGTATCGAATATTTGAACTCGATGATATGAAGGACATCAAGGGATTGAGCGGTGAGTATGTTGTTCAAGAGAAGTATGACGGAATGAGAATACAGATTCACAAGATGGGAGATAACATCAAGGTATACTCATACAACGAGAAGGACATCACTGATAAGTGTCCTGAAATAGTCGAGAAGATGAATAAGAAAGGGATAGGAGATTGCATACTGGATGGAGAACTGCTTCTCTTTCAAGGAGATGAGGCACTACATAGAGCAAGTGTGATTACTCATGTGTTCAAGAAGAAGATACCCGATACTAAACTAAGGGCGCATGTGTTTGATGTGATGAAACACGAAGGAAAGGATTTGATGGATGAGCCTCTAAGAGAGAGAATCAACATAATGTTCTATCAATACTCACAGCATTCTTCTGAAGAACTTGCTTTCCCATCCAAGAAAGATACTAGAATCGCTGACTCCATGAAGGAAGTCGGGGAGTATGCAGAGAAGATAATGGAGATGCCAACCTCAGAGGGCGTTGTAATCAAGGACATAGAATCAACTTACTACATGGGTAGGAAGAAGAACCCGAAGTGGATTAAGTGGAAGAAGTTCGTTGACCTAGATGTGATAGTTCTAGAGGACAAGAAAACGAAGAGTGGCCTACATTCCTATACAATGGGTATTGGTCCTCTCACTGCTGAACAGACTAGGGAAATGAAAACAATGGAACTTGATGACAAGAACTACCTTCCTGTTGGTAAGGCATTGAATACCAAAGTCGAGGTTGATGTTGGAAGCATCATTCGTGTAAAGGTGGATGAAGTCACCAAGAAAGGAAAGGGATTCAGTCTCTATTCTGCTAAAGTGATAGAGTTACCTGAAGTGGATGAGTCTGACAAACTAGAGACTCTAGAGCAATTGGCAACCAAGACAAAGAAGGCATTGATGCCAAAGCATCCATTCATCAAGCCATCTGATTTGGCTAATCCATTAACTGTGATAGCAGAGTTGCAACAAGAGAAGAAAGACAAAAAGAGAATCAAGAAGTATATTGTGACTGATTATGTTCATGGAGAAGCAGAGATAATCTGCAAGCATGAGTTAGATGGATTCACTGTTTATGGTTTCGATGGAGACCAATTGATGCAGAAGAATGCATTGCATAACATGGATGTATGGAAGGAACAACTAGAGAAACTAATGAAGTCTAGGAAATCAAAACTAAGAGTAGCAATTAGGAAGATAATAGAGGACAATCAGAAAGCAATGGAGTTTGATGAACTAGAAGAGAAACTCAGAGTAACAGAAGAGGATGCCTATGATGAAATCTTTGAGGGCAAGCCAAAGAATCTACTATCTTGGATGAAGAATCAAGATGCTTTCATTTTCATTTCTCCTGACAAGTTTGATGTCTCTCCTGAGAACATAGAAAAGGATGAGGATAAGGAACTAACAGGCGAGTTTGAAGTTCGCCAACGTGAAGACGGTAACTTGGATTTTGTCATCCAAACAGACAAAGACAGAATGGCTTGGTTAATAGACTTAGAAAAGCCTGAAGACATCTTTGACTTATTCGGTAAGTCCGGCAAGTATCCAGCGAAGGTATCTGAGAAGATAGACAGCACGAAGATAATAGACAGTGGAGAACTTATCTTCGGCGTTCAACGAGATGGGTATCATGAATATAGAATGGAAGGAGACAAGTTCCAAACTAGAATACACTTCAGGGTTGTTCCCCTAGATGAGAAAAAGTCTTGGATTGTATTCACAGGCAAGAAACAAGACATGTTGGACGATACATCTGATGAGGGAATCATCGATATCACAAAGGACAAGTATAGCAATTTAGAACTACCTGAATAACCACCTACTTCATATAGTAAGAAGTTTAGGTGCAGTGAGTGTTTGCTGAACAGGAGGTATTGATTAGACAGGAGAGTTCTAGTGATTTCACTATTCTCAAGTCAGATAATCTAGTAATCGGAGGATATGCATCCATCGAAATAGTAGATAAGCAGAATGACTTGATTACACTAGAAGCATTAGAAAAAGCCGTTAAAGATTTCATGAGTGAGAAGTCTTACAGAAACGTCATGTCAAATCATTCCAACGTTCAGGTAGGAGAGGTGATAGAGCAATACCGTGATTCCAATGGTACATTACACAAGACAGGTGTAGATGGTGTCGGATTCTATGTGGTTATCAAGATGAGAGATGACATAGAGAAGGCAAAGGAAATAAACAGAGGAATCAGAAAAGGCACATTACGTTCCTTCAGTATCGGTGGACAAGCGATATCAAAGAGAGAAAGGAAATCGGAGGAATACGGGGAATACAACGAGATTGACAACTTGGAGTTGCATGAAGTTACTATATGTGAAAAAGGAATAAACCCTGAAGCGAAATTCGACATTTTGAAAGCGAAAGGAGGTAAAGAAATGACGGAAAAATTGACGAAAGCACTGGAAGAACTCAATGGTCTGCTAACGCAGGTTCGTGAGGTCACTGGTGAAACAGTCGCAAAAGAAGATGAATTGGAGACAATGGAAATGAAAGAAGACGAAAAAATGATGACCGAAAAGGAAGAAGTTGAGAGCATGGACATGGATGATAAAATGTCTATGAAGGAAGACGAAGTTGAGAGCATGGATATGGAAGAGAAGGCTCTTGATGAAGACTCAACTAGAGACTATGAGGCCGGAGAGGAAGTAGTAAGTGGCGGAAGGCCAAAGGCTGCTCCTGCTGCCCTATCAGTCTCTAAGGGTCTTGAGGGTTCTGACTTCACAACTCTCGACCTCAGTGCCGAGAACGTAGAGAAGGCTTACGAGGCTTACAAGGCAGAGCAACTAGAGGCAATGGCTTACGATAACCTATCGAAGCAATTCGCTGAGAGATTCGCTGCTGAACTTGAAGTCAAGAAATCAGCCGCAGAGAGAGCAGAGTACGATGCTTCGTCAGAAGTAGCCGCTCTCAAAGAGGAGTTTGCAGAACTACGCAAGTCCCTTACTGCAAAGGATGATGAGATAAGGAAAGCAACAGAAGTCGCTTTCTCTCTACCTGAAGGATTCCCAACAACTGCTGATGCAGTTGCTGAGATGTCATGGGGAGACATACACAACCTCGCAAGGAAGGTGAACTAAAATGAGTGGATATATTAACACAGTAAAAGACTTAGAAGCAGCCACCTACGGCTATGCTGGCGCACAGGGCAATGCTCTGCTAAAGGCTGCTGGTGTTGTCGGTGGTTTCGGAACGCCCCACGATGCAGCAAGCAACCCGTTTTCTGCTGCTAGTGGATTGGGAGACCTATACAATGTTCTCTACGGACAGAAAGTATGGTCTATGCTAAACCAAGAGGTTAACCCTCTTGCTATGCTTGCAAAGAGACCCTACACATCCAGTGGATGGAGAGTCCTAAAGAGCAGAGCGCAGGGTGGCTCAGGTTCTGCATTCGGAATCGGAACTGGTGCTGAAGGTTCAGACACACCAAGAGCAGACAAGATTGGTGGTGTTGGTGAGAACGCAACTCTAGGAACTGGAAACGATATCCCACCAATTGCACCTCAGTATGAGAAACTATACGTCAGTCCAAAGACGATTGCTCACTTGTTTGAGTTCTCGGAACTTGGTATGGAACTTGCTGCTATTGATGACGGTGTTGGTGACATTCGTGCAATCGTTAGAGAGGACATGGGTAAACTACACGCAGAGACTCAGAGCAAGATGCTAGTCATGCCTCTTGAGAGGTATGATGACGGAACTGCAACAACCATCGAGCGAAACTACACATCTCTAATGAAGATAGTTTCCTCTGCTGGTGAGATTGCTGCTATGTATAACGCAAACCTATTGGACACTGGTGCTAACAACGGAGACAACTCCGCAGTTGTCGCTGATGTTGTAAGGCTGTTCGGAACTTCCCGAACTGTCTCTATATCCAGCAACGCTGCAACTGGAACTGCTTCCTTCTTGGACGCAGAGGTTGACTTCGGTTCAGGATATGCTGCTGGCGATGCTAGAGTTCTAACTCTAACCATGCTTAATGACATGATTAGGAGAATCAGGCAGAACGGCGGAAACCCGAAGGTTATCCTAACTGGATACGACACAGTTCAGCACATTGCTGACTTGCTACAAAGCCAAGAGAGGTTCATGGACAGGAAGGAGATTGTTCCAACCCACAACGGAGTTCGTGGAGTTAAGGGACAGGAAGTTGGATTCAGAGTTGCAACATACTACGACATCCCAATCATCCCAACCAAGGACATGCCATCTACTGGTAGCAACACAACCAACGAGTTGAGTGACATACTCATCCTAGACACAGACCATCTGTGGCTATCGGTTATGAAGCCTACTCAGTATTTCGAGGATGGTATCACTAGTGGAAACCCATTCGGTGTTGGCAAACTTGGAAACCAAGGAATGTACCGAACGATGGGTGAAACCGGATGTTCGTTCTTCAAGGGACAAGGAAAGATAACCAACATCAAGAGTGCTTGAGGTGATTAGAGTTGACACACGCTGTTACTCTAGTTGCTGACCATAAGGGCGTAACTGCCCCAAAGGTCGCAGGTGACGAGTATGTTGTTGATGCAATAGTCAACATAACTGCATACGTTCAGGGTGGAATAACCCTGACTGCTGCTGAGTTGGGTCTGTCTTCCCTACACTGTGTTCTTGTAACTGGTGTAGAAGAGATTGGACACAGTGCAAGAGCCGTCATCAGTACCGCAGGAGCATACGAGTCAGGAACAAGTGCCAAACTTATCCTGTCTACTGGCTCTGCACAACAATCAGGTACAGGAGATGAAGGCATGGTAAGAGTCCGTGTCTATGGTAATCTCTGAAATGACAATGATTAAGTGATAACGTAAAGTAGTGGCCTCTGCCCCTAATACGGGGCAGGGGTTACTACCACAATAAAAAGGTGAATAAAATGGCAAAAGTAAAGTTAGTTAGACATAGACCAACTGGCCCTCTCATCTTGAGAAGAGGCGGTCAAACATACGCATTAACAGCGCAAGAAGAAACAAAAGTTCCGTTAGGAATAGCAATAGGAATGCTAGGAGATAGCGGATTAACTGTTGAGTTAGATTCAACAGACTCAGGTGATATACTCGGACTCAACGAGTATCTCCTAAACCTACTCAAGAAAGAGTTCGACCTTGAGGGAGATGCAAAGGCAGTAAAGGCTGCACTATTCCCCTCTGAGAAGAAGTCTTTCATTCCAAATCTGATTAAGGATACTCCCGTAGAGGAAGAGCCAGCAGCAGAAGAGCCAGCAGCAGAAGAGCCTGAAGAGGTTGAAGAAGAGGCTGTTGACTACTCACAATATACAGTGAAGCAACTAAAAGAAATGCTTGAGGAAAAGGGACTATCTACTGATGGCAAGAAAGCCGACCTAGTGGAGAGAATGTCGGAGGCAGAGTGATGTCATCACCTACCTGCAACAGCACAGGAGTTCTATCTACAAGCACTGTCGCAGTAAAGCATCACTGCAAGATAATGAGCGTTCATGCCACATCAACGGCTAACGCTGTAATGACTGTCAAGATTTGGGACAGTAACGACTCATCAACATCAGGCAAGAAGGAGGTTGCCCGACTAGTTCTACATGCAGGAGGCACTGCTCAAACCATCGAGCAAGACCTACATGGCGTTCTTGTAGCCAATGGAATATATGTTCAGATTACTGGCACAGGAACTGTTTCTGTAAACTTTGCTTGAGGTGATTACCATGCCAAGTATAGATACAGATACTAGACTAATAATGACTGTTCTATTCGTTGGAGCAGTTAGCGGTGTCAATGTTTACTTCTTCTCGCAATACGGTTCTACCTTTGTGAGTGCCTATGGTCCTTACCCAGTGGCTATGATATTCGGGGTTCTAACCGTAGGAGGGATAGTGATACTGAAAGCACTATTCGATTTGATGATTAATGATTACATAGAGGACTTCCTACTTCAGCGACAAATCAATGCTTATTGGAACAGAAAGGCAAGAGATGAGGAAAACCGAAAGAGGGTAAGAGAATCCTTCAGAGGCTTCCAGCAGCAGTTTGGCACGACAGCATACGGAGACCAAAATCTACCAGTAATGCAACCAACCGCTCAAGAAGTGCAAACGGTCAGTCCAACTTTCCTAACAGGTTTCAATGAGTGATTTAAATGGTAAGTGAAATCCTATTTGGGATGGATGAATCTACTCTAGCCTATGACCTTCAAAGAGCGCACTCTGCTGATGTGTGGTTTCTAAGAGCAAGGTTTTGGCTTTGGGGAACATTCGCATCTATTGCAAGTTTCTTCTTAGGACATGCAGTAGCAGTGTTTGGGGTTAACCTATTCTCAGGTGGATGGCACATACTAACTTCTCTTTGGGGCGGTCATTGACTTCTCAACCATTTTAATGCTCTGCGACATCCGACTCACTGACGAGGTGATAGTGTGTCGGTAATGGCAGGTTTTGCAATACTGATTGTAGAAGCAATGAACAAGTTATATAATCGGCTTCACGCTATCAATTTCGGCATCTATGGTGCAAGTCAAGCAGGTAAGACTACACTGCATAAACAACTGATGACTAGAGGAGAAGTGCCTGAAATACAGAAACGTACAGTAGGCAGACACAGGGCTACTCGCAAATTCGTCAAATTAGATGGAGATGCTCATACTGTAAAGACTGCTGACATAGGTGGGCAGACTGTCTATTGGGAAGAATGGGTTAGAGACATGCGAGGAAGGCATGTAAAATACATCATCTTCATGTTCGATGACAGACATCTAAGCAAGCACTATGACATAGAGCAGCAGTTATCTTGGACATTTCTAGTTGATACTATCTGCAATCCGTATTGGACAATTGGTGGTAGAAAGAAGAAGAAGCAAGACCACGACTATCCCTTGGCTGTCGGTCTTTGGGCAAACAAGTATGACTTATGGAAAGACAAGTATCCCTATGATGGAAAAATAGAGAATCATCCTATTTTTGAATCTTTCAAACCGGGATTGCAGAAGTTGAATGAAACTGGAATACCTTGTCATAAGTACATAGTGAGTGCTAAGTCAGACTCTGAAATGGTTTATCGTGGAATATTAACAATGATAAAAGACTACTGATGCGTCAGATTAGTCAGGTCTTACCGCAGGGTAGACCTAGATTGGTAGGAGAAATAGAAAATGTCCATGCAATTTAACCCCCCTAGTTTGATAGGAGCAACGAACGCAACAGTGAATGCTGGCCCTAATCCATTCATGGATAGGTTGACTGCTGCAAGAGCAGCAGGGCCAATAATGGCTTATGAGTATAAGGCATTGAAACCAAAGAAGCAGTTGAAAGAAATAGTGAAGGTGTTGAAACCTGAGAAGAAAACTTTCCTCAAGATACCTTACTCCTTCAAGTACAACTACAAGGATAGATGTGTCATATGTGGAACACAGAAATTTTGGACAGCAGACGACACTAGAAGACCACCGCTTCCACTGCACAAGGTTCGCAAGGGATATCCAATGAGAGGAACATACTGTGAGAAACATGCAGCGATACACATGCAGTATGAGATGCTAGAACAGCAAATACTAGCAGAGGAACATGGGCTTTCATTCAGTGCTTATATCCCTTCTGCTAGGAGTCTCAATCCAGTAAACCTAGTAAAGTCAGGGCCGATAACACAACTGAAGCAAGAGGATATTAATTCTCTTACATCTCTAGGATGGACAGTAGAGCCACCAGTTAGTGAGAACTCATCGAAGGAAGAGCAACTCTATGCTCTGATGATACAGAATACTGCCATGTCTGCTAAGATTAAATCTTTATTGACCGAAGGCGTTAAGATTGAGACACAGGAAGGTGGCGAGTGATGGGTGTATTCGGAACGAGCAACTCGGCTTTGTCTTCTCAGATTAATACAATGGGGCAAGCCAACTTTAAAATGACTAACAATCTCTTAACTTTGCAAGAGAATCATGTGGAAGAATTCTTTCAGTATCATGGAGAACAGTTTCTAACTTCATTTGAGAAAATGCTGGAAGACGTAGTGACTAGAGTTGTCAGTCAGATGCTAGTCAAAATGAAATTCGTTTCCAACACCAATGGTGACTTGGAAATACACCCCGATTCACTATCGGAGTTTACCACCATCACGCAAGAGAACATAGACTTGGATATTGTGAATCTACTATCGTCTGCTGTTAACTCGGAAGTCATCATGCAGAGAAGAATGGCAAAGCAACAGTATCTAGAGTCACAAGGCTTTGCTTCACCATCACAAGAAACACAGATGGGTAGTATGCCACAACAGGGCGCACCTACTAACATACAGGGCGTACCTGCTATGGGAGGAATGAACCAGCAGATGATGCAACAGCAAATGGCTTTCAACAATCAATCAGGATATCCTATTCCACCTGCTGGATATGACCAATACAATAACCCGTATTGGATAGACCCCAATACTGGTCAACCATCATACACCCCACCAACTAGTGGTCTTGGACTGGCTGGTGCTTTGAGTAAAGGGGTTGCTTGGGCGAAGTGGTTGGCATAGGTGGAATTTAATGTATGAGTTTGACTATCGACAGCAGTAATGATAGCGACTTAGAAGATACATTTACTCTGACCGAAGCAGATGTCAAGGCTGCGACTGTTACCCCCACTACTGATGCTTCTGTTATTCTAAGGACATTAGTTCTAAAGATGCTTCAGAGTCAAATGAAAAACAGTAGAAGATTCACACGGCAAACAGTCAGGAGAGACTTTAGAATATTGATGTCTCTTACAAAAGAGGATTTCAAAACAGAGGAAGAGTTTGCACAGTATAAAAAATACATAGGGGAACTTGTGGAGAAAGCACTATCCCTTCCTGTGGCTAAAACTGTTGATGAATTAGAGGATAACCTACCCGGAAAGAAAGGCTCTGCAATGTTTGAGTTGTTTGGTGGAGGCTCAATGACAAGAGATGATTTCAAAACGGACGAGGCATATGAGGAATACAAACGAAGCATAGAGGGAAAACCTTCTCCTGTTGCTACTAATATAAGAGAGAAGGACGTTACATTCCAGCAATTACTGCTTCCTGCCTACTTGGGTCAGACGTATGAAGGGAGTTCTAAAACAGGCAAACCATCTAAGGTAATGGAGACTGTTGATAAAGATAAGAGTCTCTTCGATGAAAGTAAGATTGGGAAATACCTAGATAAAAACGAGAGTGATGCATCAACGAAAGGCAAGATATTCTATACATGGGATTTGGAGGCATATCTGAAAGCACTATTGAAGGATGATGGGTTTGATGATTTCGACAGTGACCATTTGAGGTTAGTTCCTAACAAAGAGAAAGAAACCGCTACGCTAAATTCCACTAGAATGAATACCCTATTAGGCATAAACCCCCCTAAGATGAATATTACTATGAGATTCGATGGTGAAAGAAACAAAGTCATACCTTCTAAATACACACTTGGCGATAGAGAGTATGATGCCAAGGTAAAGACTGAAAGAGAGAAAGCCGCAAAGTATCTGCTTTCCTTCATAAAACTCACCAAAGAACAAGAAGATAAAATCGCTAAGGAAATCCTAGAGAGGTCAAACTTCATGAAAGCAAGAAGAACTAGAGACAGGGATAAGAAGATGAGAGGTGCAGGGCGTGAGCCAACTGTTTCCGAACTCACTAGAAACTATCTAGACTTAGATGTGGGAAAGATGACCTTTGTTATATCTGTGAGTGGATATCAATCCATCCTAAAGGGAACTATATCCGCAGAAGAGAAACAAGATGTTCTTGACTATGGTTTGATACTAGACAAGACAGGGGAATTAAGATTAGCAGAAGAAGGTGCTTTCGCTATCACTGAAAGAGATAAGGTGGAGGGCATATCTGATATAGTCAGGGGGGTTAAGACCTTCATGGCTAAGACCCGGAAATTCAGGAGTTGAATAAATGTCAAAACTATCATCCCCAAGTGACTTTACGAATATCAATCCAAACTACTCGCAAGGAAGAGGATTCTATACTACGCATAGTGATGTGTCACAGTTATTGCAGATAGCAGCATTCAGTTCATCTACTACTCCTTCTATCGCAGAGGTTGGAAACCTAATCAAGAAAGCAGAGGAGAGAGTAGATGATGTCGTAGGACATTCTTACCGACCAGTAATCTACCATCATGAGTTTCATGGCTTTGAGGCTTTCAAGATGGGTGCTTATCCAGTAAATAGATTCAAGGATTACATTGGCTTTGTTCAACTAGAGAGACCTGATGTTCAGAAGATTGTAAGGCTAGAGGTATGGCAGGGAACTGAGTATGTTGACTTGGCATCTGCCTCTGCTAAGATAAAAGTCCCATCGAGTCCCACAGGAGGCTCTTGGGTTATTGCTCTAGGTGTAGGAGCATACACATTCAATATTACGAAGGGAACTGATTTCTTCGACAACTATGGCCCAAAGACAACTGCTAGTCAAATAGCAGATGCAATCAATGAGGTCTTCCCACACAAGACTGCGAAGTTTACTGGTGAGACTTCTGCCAAGACTGTCACTGCAAATGGTGCGCCTACTGTGAATGTGTCTGATTTCTTCTATGCAACAACAGATAGCGAAGCAGGAGACACAGTTGTAATTTCCTCACTCTTGATGGGAGAGGATGGTTCTGCTTGTACGATATCATCAACAGTTGGCACAGTAACTCAGTTTACAGATAATCAAAATCAAAAGAGGTTGGGAGACTATTGGACAATTGACAAAGATGGCAAGATATTCTTCTTGAAGAACTACCCATTCCTACATTCACATTCTGTTCGTGTCACATATGTTAGTGGAGAAAAGAGAGTACCTGCTACAATACATGACGCTGCCACAAAACTAGTTGCAGCCGAGGTCATAAGACATGATGACAACTCAATACTCATTGCTGAGACAGGCTCTAACATAGACCTGAAAACTAAGCACGATATACTTCTTGAAGAGGCTAATAAGATACTAAATGGAAAGAAGGATATCATACATTTCATTGATTAGTGATACTATGAGTGCAGAAAGTAAGTTTCTTGAGATTCTAAAGAAGGAACAAGAAAGGAATGAACTTCTGAAAGACATGGAGGATATCATAGGATTCGATGTTAGTTTCTCTGATGAGATGGTTATGAGAAACGCTAGAGATGCATTTACTAAAGCATATGAAAAGGAACTTCAGGAGAAGATGAAAATATGGATGAAGTGACATTAATCATCAGGCTTCTGAAAGATAACTGGTCATCATCGGCGGCGGCTTTGGTCAGTGCTGGTACAATATCTGCCAGTCACAATGCCACTCCTAAGTTCATTGACATACGCTCGATAGAACCTCAAGAGGGAAGAAGGGTAGACATAGATTCAGAATCTGTTATCATCGTCTTTGAGGATAGTTCTGC